GGTAAAATAGTGAGAGTACACCACCCCATCTATCTTGATTGGTGCCAGGAACTGCTCAACTTCCCAGCCCATCTCCTCTAAACAAAAGTCCTTGAAGCCAATTAGGCCATCTAACTTGGGGTCAGATTCAACAGCGCGTGTTATACGGTTTTCGTGATTACCAAGAGTAAACACTAGACGGGGATTCCATTGCTTCTTCTTGTTTTCTTTTAGCCTGCGCTGTTCTGCACGAATAGGGGCTAAGAACTCTTTCATTCCCTCGATGCCTGCTGCAATATCCTGAGTATATCGCCTGCCTTCAAAGCTCTTTGTGCCTTTATCATAATGGCTGAGACTTGGCATGTCCCAGTGGTCGCCAATGTGAACAATAACGTCAGGCTTTTTGTCTACAGCGTACTGTCCGGCCCATTTTAAATGATCTACAGGACAACCAGGCTTTACCTGGGTATCGGGGATTACCATATGTTTCATGAGTTACCTCTTGAATTCATCTCTCGCTATTGCCATCAAGCCTAACATTACCACTGTGATACCGTACCAAACCATCTTTAAACCCTCGTTAGTGAGGGGTGGATTTTACAGCAATTATAAATGATAGCTAATGGCTTATATTCATGGTTTTTATACCATATATGATATGACTAATACTTACTTTGTGTAGGTTCGTTGGGTCAGGTGAACCACGCCTGTACAGGAGACTCTAGAACGGTATGTCTTCATCAATTGCAGCAGCCTGCGGTGCAGCTTCAGCGCTATCAGTGTAGAAGATCTTAACATTGCCCAAGATTGGTGTCTGGGTCTTTGCTTCGCGCTCTTCTGCGGTCACTGACTGGCTGATAAAGCCATTGTTCTCATATTGATCCAGCTCATCACTGATAAACGTGGTCAGATCCAAGTAAGTACCCTTGGCACCCTGATACAAACGGCTTTTGTCTATCTTAGAAACGTCTATCTTAATGCTTAATCCTAGTTTCATGCTAATTCCTCACATTGTTCATTAATTATAGTGACCGATTTCACGATCTCATCGTACATTTTACTGCAAAACTCTTCATCGTACTCAACCGTGACCAGTACAGGCTCCATCTCAGGATGATATGCTAGAAAATCCCATGTACTTCTGCCTGTAATCATCATGCAGCCCTGTATCTGCTGCCAGTATCTCTTTACACCCTTCATAGGGTCTTCAATGTAGCTTAACATAGTGTTTTCTGCTGGGCATTTAATCTCTAACCCACTGTCTTCACCAACCAACCCGTCAGGACTACATCCAAACTCTTCACTGTCATCTAGTATAAACCCTACCTCGACTACAGTGTTACCAGTCATCAGCTCATAGTAATCACGCGCCTCTGGCTCAAGCTCATTGCCTCTTGCCATGTGCTCAGACTGAAAATGCGGTGTTGATTCACCCGATAAACGCTCGATAACCATCTGATCTATGTATTTACTTGCAGATCCTGAGGGCTTACCGGATGTTGTAATCAATTTACTGAACTGACTAGCGGATGGCCTACCTACTCTACTAGCAAGCCACCCGTCACTGCCCTGTTCGTGGGTTAAAATCTTAATTGATCTTCGCCTTCAGAGCAGCAACAGCTTTAGGGTAATGAATTGCCAGCATCTCATCTACACTGCTGGCTTTAAAGAACCCCAAGAACTTAGTAACGTCACCATTAGCCTGTTCAAGCAGGTCTTTAATGTCTTCAGCCTGTGCCGGAGTCAATACCTCAGTCTTAGCAGCTTCTGGCATGTCTTGGCCACTGTAAATGTACAGCCCCAACCCAAATAATCCGATACATTTAACCAAACAGCGAATCCTGGAGTCACTTATTGCTCTTGAATCAGGACTTACTAAGGCCTCGTTGCGGTTACCCATGACAGGAAGCCACATTTTGTGAGTCTTACCCTCAACTGTTACGGCAACTGATACTTCAACCGTACCATTCTCAAAAAAAGTCGGCTCAAAATACTCAAAAGTGCTTTCAGGGTAGTGCTCATTCAAGGTTTGCCATGCCCAACTCCAGCTGAGATAAGATAATTTGCCTTTTAAAGCAACATGATCGTTACAATTAATGGCCGATAAGGTGGCCCATACGCCTTTATTTTTCATTAGTTAAGTTCTCCTGCTGATTTAGTTTGCTCGTATACATATCTTGCCCCGTATCCGATGTAGTACGCCTCCGATTGGTTATCAGGCGCTGGATCTCCGTTCTTGCAGTCAATATCACCGCGTTCAAGGTCGTTTAAGTACTCAATTCCTTGGACTTCTTTCATAATATTAACCCCACCTAGCCTGGTAGCCTTCGAGAACCTTATTAACCAGACGCTCATTTTCCTTAGCTGCCGCCAGGTCACGCTCAATTTCATAGGCAGTCATAGGAAGATAGTCATCGGCACCGTTTCGCAGAGATACACGAAGATCATACGCTTCATCTGTCTCCTCTACACTGCGGCCAAATAAGGAATTACTAAGCTTGTTGACGAAATCGTAATCGCCGGTTCTTGCTGGGTCTTCATCTTGATAGGTCATGGTTCTCTCCTGTTGTTGAAGTGTTTATTCTACATAAGCAATTGTCCTATTGCAACTAATTTAACAAAGCGCTATGATAACACCTCACTAACTAAGGAATCATCATGGATATTAACAAATCATTGCAGCACTTTATGGAACGCGACCAGATGTCATCAGTTGAACTGGCTCGTATCTCTAAGATTAACCCCTCTACTATTAGCTTGATCAGAAATAAGCATAGATCGCCACGGGCTAGTACTCTTTTAACCTTCGCTGCAACCTTTAACGTAGATGTCAGCGAGTTTATTGCGGCAGGTGAGTAATGAGAAACACACTAAAGAAAGTGAAGATTGAATTTTCGCAGTTTGAGCGCGTCATGGATGTCGCCATAACGCTGTTACACAGTGATGATGAGGAAACTAGGGTATTGGGTGAATTCTTACTTGATGGTTTTAGCCCTCTACCGGCAGTATGGGTACAGAAGTATGCTGAATTAAATGGCGATACTCTGACCCAAGAAAAGATCCACTAGGGGGAAGGTGATGGATACTTTATTTGGCGTGATTTACTTTGCCGGTGCTTTAGGTTTTATAGGGTTTATGGTCTATGGGCTTTATATTGCAGAGGCTTGGAAGGATGAAGTCAGAAATCGAGGCACTAACGATGATTAAGAAGGGTTATTATGCAATTATTCCTGCAAGCGTACGCTATGACGTACGTTTAACCCCTAATGCAAAGCTTTTGTACGGTGAAATCACTGCGCTAACGAATGAAAAAGGCTATTGCTGGGCCAGTAATGACTATTTCGCCAGTCTTTATGAGGTTAGCAAGACCTCAATTAGCAAATGGGTAAGCGCATTAAGGGATGCAGGACACATAACTCTTCAGATTCAATACAAGGAGGGTACTAAACATATCTTACATAGGTATATAAGATTAGTTGATGATCCTATTGAAGAAAAGTTACATACCCCTATAACAAATGTTAATGACCCTATTGAAGATAAGTTAAATACCTATGTAACAAATGTTAAAGACCCTATTGAAGAAATGTGTAAAGATAATAATACAGTTAATAATACAGTTAATAATACAATGAATAGGGGGGAAACAAGTTCCCCAGCTCTAGAGGTAGTTGATCAGGAAGTTATCCCTGTTAAACCAGAAGGCAATAAGAAGTTTGTAGCACCCACCCTTGACGAGCTTATTGAATACTGTAACTCAACAAATGCTGGTATTGACCCAGTAGGGTTCTGGAACTTCTATGAGTCTAAAGGCTGGATGATCGGCAAGAACAAGATGAAGTCCTGGCCTCACGCAGTAGGAACTTGGAAGTCAAAAGAAAGGGCAAAGCAAGCCCAGAAGAGAGAAGTAAAAACTGACTCACTCAGAGGTCAGTCACTACATGATCAACTAACAGATCGGTCTTGGGCCGATTAAAGGAGAGCAAGATGGCAGCAAGAATCACCCCCACTGGTAACAGACTGTATGTTTACGAAGGAACTGAGCATAAATCCTTAACGTCCGGCCAGTCATATACGATGAAAAAGTTTGCTGAGGTAATTTCAGTTAGCCCGCAGACGATTCAAAGCAGGTTTAGGCATAGAAGGCTCAGGAATATTGTCCGTGATTGCGATCTATTCCCACTGAGATCCACAACACCTCGTTGCAGGATGATCGAGTACTCAGGGAATCACCCCGACCTGGTATCTGGGGAAAGCTACAGCTATGTCAGCCTTGGCAAAGCGTTTAACATCACGACCAAGCTAATCCGTGACCGCATGAGAGGCAGCCGAGTGTTTACCGATGACATGGCACTTGATACCGCTTTACCTTCTGATTACAAGCGTTGCGAAACACGATCAACCAAGACAATGAACAAATGGTTAAGAAGGAAAATCGTATGACAGAGATTACCCAAGGTGATTACCACCGGATAACAAGTCTAGGCGACCTCGAAAAGAAACTGCCTGCAATCATTGACCGACTAGGTAACTGGGACTACTCCACGCCTTGCGCTGTTAAGCTGGAAAAGTTCCAAGGCAAGTCCACCCTTAGTCAACTGGCCTTAGTCCATATGTGGTTCAGGGCTATGTCGATTACCTTCATGAAAAAGCAGCCTGACGCAACACCAGAGGGCTGTAAGTGGATGATGAAGCACAAGTTTGGCCCCAGAAAGAACATCAAGGTCGGATCAACTGAAGTAAAAGACCAGCTAGTTAGTCTGCGCGATCTGGACAAGGGTGAGATGTGCTACTTTATGGACCAGGTACTGCACTGGGCGACAGAAAGAGACTTATACCTACCCATGCCAGACGGAAATGAGTACACTGCCCTGAAAAGGTCGCAGAACGCATGATAAACGTGCGTTGAATGGCTTTTAACGGGGGTTTAGGTTAAACTTGGGCAAACGTACCAGTTACAGTTAAAACGCCTTAGAGGGGCTTTAAATGGCTATTAAGAGAGATGCAGCAGATAAGTGGTTTAGTGACGTAGTAAGGCAGAATGCTGGCTTTGAGTGTGAGCATTGCCACAAGCAAGATGGCCGGATGGAGTGTGCGCACATATTCGGCAGAGCTGCAAAGTCTGTCAGGTGGTCAATGATGAACGCTGTTTGTCTTTGCCATTATTGTCACCGGACTTTCACGGCCAACCCCTTAGCATTCAGTGCATGGCTGGAGCAATACAAAGGCGAAGCGCATCTGGCCATTCTGAGGGAAAAATGGCTGGTTTTAATGAAGACTAACAAGATTTTAAGGGCTGAGATAGCCAATCATTACCGTGAAGAGCATAAGAAAATGCTGGCCAGTTCCAGCTACCAACCAATCAGTTACAATTGAGGTGACATATGTCGTTTATAAATAGCTTGAGAAGGAAGGCAAAGATACTGGAGATACCTGGCATGAGCCAGAGGTTAGATGAGATCTTTGAATCAGTGCTTTATCATGGAGCCAACACTGCCCATGCGGACAAAGAGATACAGGCAATCGTTGATCACGTTCTTGAAGTAGAAGAATCTAGAACAAAACCTTTAACAGAAGAGCAATTAATGTTGCGATACCCTGAACTTGTGGTAGAATAAAACCTCACAAAAGACGCGTTTGAGCGAAGTAAAACGAAGACGGCAAATCTTGTTTACTTTTTTGTGATAAAGCTCCCCCGCTTTCCCCATCGTCTGTTGCCACTCCTCTTCAGACGGTGGGTTTTTAATAACACCACAGGACGGGCATAGAAGTTCTTGTGTCTACATGGATGAAAGTCTTAGCTACACCCACCCCAGTAAAGCCTAACCTCATAGCTTCCTGAACAATCTTATATCCTTCTGCACCACTGTTGATATGTATGTCAGCAGCTATCCCGCGTGCATGAGTACCTGGTACATTTTTCCTAGCCTCAATGGGGTGGCCTACAGGGTCACGGTATCCACTGGTAATGGTGAATGAGAAGCCACACGCATGGCGCAGCTCATCTAACTTCTCTAAGAAGAACGGGCACATCTCATTGTTGCCAGTCTCCTGACAATCAAACTCACTAATATTGAAGTATTGCAATTGCATTAATGTATAGTCTCATCTGTAAAGTAGGCACTAATTAGCTGCGACTTGGCAACTTCCATGCTGTATAGGATGTCAGGATCTTCCATGTTGCTAATTATTTGTATCTGGTCTTCATTAACACCTATGACTACCAGCCCATCATAATCTTCTGCTAACTTAACCAGGTCTGGACGACCAGGGAACTCAACTATCTTGCCCATATTACTTTCTCATATTCATTATCTTGCCAACTCCGCGAACACCAAAGCTGGATGATATGGCGATAAACAATAAGTACTGGTACCACTCAGGTAGTTTCTCTAGCGCTTCAAAAGCAGTTGCTACCCGTTCGATAACAGTCACATCGTTAGCCGCGATAGCGTATCCTACCATAAACACTGGCACTGATAAGACAATAGTCCAGAACTCATCCTTCCAAGAATCCTTAGAGGCATCAGCCATCTTAGACTCCCAGTCAGCATCATTCTGTATGACAGACATCTTAGCCTGGTGCTTAGCCTGTTTCTCTTCAGCCTTGTTAGACAGATAGCTCTTAGCTAAACCTGCAACTGGCCCTATCAGTGCGCTAAATATACTCATATAAACATCTTATCAAAGAAAACAGATCCTAATATCAGAGGGTACATACCCCACAACATCAGCTCTGCCTTGGCAAACCGCTTACTACCGTCATCAAGGCGCTTCTCAATGTTTCCGTATCTGACAGTACATTCTTTCTCGTGCCCTTCCAAACGAATCAATACCTCTTTAGCTGTTGCCATTATCGTTTCACCATGAATATTATTGCATAGATTATGACTGGGATTACTGCGAACGCTATGCCGATAACAGTAAAGAAAGTTTTAAATAATTTGATCGCGTTGTTTCTTTTAAGGGTGGCTATCCTGGACTGTTGCTCTCGCTCTCTCTTACACTCTGATTGAAACTTTAACCAGTCAGAGTACATGTCAGGTCGGCCTGCATAAATCATATGCTCCTTCAACCAAACCTCTTGCTCCTTGAGCTTCTCTAGAGCCATGAAAGCATCCAAGTCACTCTTACCCTTGGACGCTACACGTTTAGCTATGGTGCTTTTGTTAGCAAAGTATTTCTTAGCTGAGTCACCACAATCGTACAGTTCTTTACCGTTGCTGATTGCTGTCTTGATTACAGAGAATGCGGCATTGCAAGCTGCCAGCTCTGCTAACATGGTTACTCAGGCTCGTCTTCAATGACAACCTTAGCCATGTCTTGAGCTTCAATCACACTGTCAAAGCTAGAGTCAAAGCTGACGTGGTGACACAGAGCGCTGTTAACCAGGGCAGTCAGTTCGGTGCTATAGAAGCTGCCAGCACTGGCCCAGAAGCTATCAGAACCCTTCACAAGCTCAACGCCAAAGAAGTTATCACCATGTGTAGAGGTGTTCTCTTCGTTAGTGTAGAGGGCTGATATGAGGTCTTGAGCAGCCTGCTTGTTACTGTCTGATACTATTACAATGCTATGCGTATTCATCTTCTACCTCTTGGACTGGTTCGTGACCTGCAAACACACGCGCTGGGGTGCTTGGTTCTTCTAGTTCATAGCTTACTAACGCTTCAGGTAAGTCACCCAAGTAGTTAACGTGCCACCCTTCAATAGCTTCCATTACAGGATACTCATTGCCCTCTTCATCTGTCTCAGTCTCTTCAGTTGCTCTGTAGATAAGACCTACGATGTCGAAGGTGTACTCATGGTTACCAGACAAGAAGTTATCTTCATCATCATAATAATCTGACAACGCTATGCTCATCTGTTCTTCGCTTTCAAACTTTAAATAATGTGTCATACGGTTAGTGCCTGTAGTTGTGCGTTTGATAATCGTAATGGGTAGTACTGTACTGATTTGATGTGGCCGTTAATCTGCAAACTTGCATTTGTGTCAACTCTATTAAGCTGAATAGTATGTACAACAGCTGGGATAAGGGCCGAAGTGTCTTCTGCTGAAAGCCCACCGGACGTTGAGCCAATTACAGAATTAGGTTTAAAGGCAACGCCAATTTTATGAAAGGAAACATAGTCAATAGGACTACCGTAACCACTATCTGTTTGTCCAGAACCGTTAACATTAATTAAAAATCTAGTTTTACGCAAACTTATCTTATTGTTACCGTCTCCCAATAAATCAGTTCCAGAGTTGCTGTTTACATCATTAGATAAAAACCTACGTTCAATAACAACAGTACCTTGGTCTTGGTTATACCCAAACTCACTCACGGCAAGAGAGGCTACGTCAGCAGCCCTTGTTACTGCACTACCGCTGGTAGGTATGTAGCTAGTGGGGAAGGTTCCAGTCTCTACTTGTGAACCCCAAATGTACACTTCAGTAAGAGTAGCAGCGCTTCTAAGGCTTGCTGCATAAACGTTAGTGTTATTACATTGCACATCAAGTCTTTGCCACTCCTCAGTTACAGTTACAAGCATGTCAGGCGCTGTTCCCCCTATATACATAGTGCCTGTACCGCTGACTGTCCTAGCCCATATGCTATGCCTGTCTGTTATAGAAACAGTACTTTGTCTAATTAAGTATGCGTTACTTCCTGCCTTAACAGCGTGGGTAGCCGTCATTGTCCCATCAGGTGCAGCAACAGGAGCAGGAGCAACGGTCAGGTCATTTTTAGTCCAATAGCTATTAGTAAAGTCTTGGCTGTATGCAACCTTATTAGTCCTAGCCTCTTCCACCAGTAACCCTAAGCAGTTACCACTTGCATCGTACTCAATGCGAGGCTTGTTGATAGGGTGGTTGAATAGCTGTAGTGTT